GTTCAGGGTAAAGGTGATAATTCTGATGTAACAGGTACTGGTGCTGCAATTTTAACAAATATTGCATTATCAAAAGGACCACAAGGCGCAGGAAATTCTGTTGCTACTGGTTTAGCAGCAAACCCAAAGAAAGAACAAGTATTTAAAGGTGTTAACTTTAGAACATTTAGTTTTGATTATAAATTCTTTCCAAGAAATTCAAAAGAATCGCAAAATATACTTAATATTATTAAAGAATTTAAATACCATATGCATCCTGAATTTAAAGATGCCAATAATTTCGTTTATATTTATCCATCAGAATTTGATATTTTTTATTATCAAAATGGTCAAGAGAATATGAATCTACATCGCCATACTTCTTGTGTATTAACTGATATGAATATTAATTATACTCCAAATGGTATGTTTAATACATTCGATGATGGTATGCCAACGCAAATTGATGTTACTTTAAGTTTCCGTGAATTGGCTCTTCTTACTAAAGACAAAATCAAGGATAACCTATAATGTATTTTAAAAAATTCCCAAAGTTTCTTTATGATTTTGATATAACCAAAACAGTTGGTTCAGGAACACAAGCTAGTGCTACTGCATATATTGCAGGTGGTGCGGTAACATCAGTAAATATAGAAAATGCAGGATCAGGATATATATCTGCCATAATAACATTTTCTGCTCCAGATCAAGGTGATGTTGCAGCGACAGCATTTGCTATTATTGAAAACGGATCTATTCAGGATATAATTATTACACAGTCTGGAATTGGTTATAATACTATACCTACTGTTACGATATCATCTCCATATACTGCTCAAGCTACTGAAACAAAAGCATTACTTCTTACTGACATAACTAGAAATATTCGTTTTCGTAGAGATATATTGGCAAACGTAACTGTATATGATTATTATGATATAGTTGATGGTGAAACTCCTGAACAGATTGCTGAAAAAATATATGGAAGCGCACAATATCATTGGGTTATAATGTTAGCCAATGAAAAATATGACTATCTTAATGATTTTCCACTAACAACCTATGCGCTTGAACAATATATTATTGATAAGTGGGCTGCAGCTGCAAATGACGTTCATCATTATGAAGATTCAAAGGGTAATACTGTACCATCAAATTATCCATCAGCAGTTCCAATAACAAATAGTGTTTATGAAAATGAAGTTAATGAATCAAAACGTAGAATAAAAATTATTTCAAAAGATTTATTATCTACAATTGTAAAGAACTTTAAAGACCAATTATAATGCAACCAGCAGAGCAAGTATTAAGATTCGCTGGCGATGTCAGCGTTGATTCCTGTAAAATAAAAACTACTAGTGGAGTAGAACAGGATATCGCAGCACAAGTTGCAGCTATATCAATTTATGAAGATATATTTTCACCATTTATAACAGGATCTTTAGTAGTTAAAGAATCTTTTGATTTAGTAAATATATTACCATTCATTGGCGAAGAAATGGTTGAACTTGATATTAGTACACCAACATTAGATTCTACTAAAAATATTAAAGGTTCATTTTATATTTACAAACTATCAGATCGTCAATTAATTGGTGATAAAAGTGTAGGATATATCTTACATTTTATTTCAATGGAAGCTATCATAGATCTTAATAAAAAAATTAGTAAAGTTTATACTGGAAGCCCAGCGGATATTGTTAAAAGTTTATTAACAGATAATGTTAATGGACTACAAACTAAAAAAGATGTTTTTACTGAACCCACCACAAAAGATATTAAATTTATATCTAATTTTTGGTCACCAGTAAAATGTATTACTCATGCAACTACATTTGCAGTAAATAAATCACAATCACCAAACTACGTATTTTTTGAAAATCGTTATGGATTTTATTTTATTTCATTAGATTCATTATATGCTAATGGAGTATACCAGCAATTTACCTATGATAAGTTTACTAGAGAGAGCTTACCCGATGGTGGTGATGCCAAAAATGTACAAGAAGATTTTAGACGTATTAATGAAATAAACATTCCAACTGGATTTGATTACATGGATAGGTTAAGAAGTGGAATGTTTTCTTCTAAACTAACATCTTTTGATTTAAATTCAAAAATCTATAATGTAAAAAATTATGATGTTAATAAAAATTATTCAAAGTTTAATCACTTAAACCCAAACCCAATAATGGGTAACGGAGTAATTTTTAGATCAAATGCACTGCTTATAAATTATCCAAGAGACACTGGAGTGTTTAGTGGTTTTGGTGACGCTACTAATTATAAATTTTTACAAGAACGTATTTCATTAATGAAAATGGCAGAAGCCAATAAAATAGAAATTGTTGTTCCAGGAAGATGTGATTATACTGTAGGACAAAAGGTTTCTGTTACTTTAAATAAGATTGAACCTACAAGTGATACTGATAATGACAATGATATAGTTGATAAGATGTTCTCTGGGTTTTATATAATTGCAGCAATTAATCATTATGTCACAAGAGAGCGTCATGAATGTAATATGGAATTAATTAAAGATAGTTTACAATTAACTGTCAATGGGAAAAATTAATGTTTTATACAGGTATTGTTGAAAATAGATCAGATCCACTACAACTTGGTAGATGTCAAGTACGTATTGTAGGTTTACATACTCACGATAAAGTTCAGCTACCAACTGAACAATTACCATGGTCAGTTCCAGTTCAACCTATTGGTTCAGCTGCAATGAATGGTATTGGATTTACACCAGTTGGTCCAGTTGAAGGAACTACTGTTATTATTATGTTTGCTGATGATTCACAGCAACAACCAATTATGCTTGGTACTGTTGGCGGTATACCACAGACTCCACCAGCAATAAGTGATGATGATAGCCAAAATTCTATTAAAGAATATCGAACTAAAGATATTATATTAAGAACTATTCCTGGACCAGTTACTGGAAAACAATTAACATTTTATAATCCAGAAACAGCTTCTAGTAGTTTAACATCAGCACTAAAAGCTAACATGAAAGTTGTTGGTTTTGGTCTACCAGAATCATGTTTTATTGTTACTATTGATAGTGGTACTCAAATAACTATTAGTGAATTAGTTACAGGTTATGGCGAAAATATTATAACATTTAAAGATGCTCCATCTAATCTTTCTGCAGTAAATTCAAGTAAAGCATCTACAGTATTAACTGATAGTAGCGGTAATCCAGTTCTAGATGGTTCAGGAAATCCAGTAAAAACACAAACATCTCCTGCTAGTTCAACTAACCCAGCAACACCATCAGATACTAATACTAATACAGCTATCCCAACTATCCCACCACCAAAATCTACACCAAATACAAATAAAGCATCAGATGGTATTAAAGCATTAATTGCAGCATGCGATGCAGTTGGCTTAACCACCAAAGAACAAAAATGTGCGCTTCTTGGAATTGCTGGCGGTGAAACTACTTGGATTTCTCAACTTGAATCATACAATTATACTGAGAGTCGTTTAAAACAAATTTATTCATTTGCTACTGATGCTGACGTAGCTCAATATGCTAATGCTCAGAAAAAAGGTATAACTCGAGAACAATTCTTTTCATGGGCATATGGTCCAACCAAACGTGGCAAAGGTTTCCTTGGAAACTTAACTGATGCTGATGGTGGCAAATATTATGGACGTGGATTTATTCAATTAACTGGACGTGGTAATTATAAACGATATAATGATCTAGCTAAAGCTGCAGGATTAAATATTGATATTCTTAATAACCCAGATTCACTTGATAGTGATATTAATGTTTCAGCAATGGTGGCTGCTCTTTACATTAAAGATAGAGTTCCAAAAGGAACTGGGTCAACAGATCATCCTGGATATTTTTACGCAGCTAAAAAATCTGTTGGTGTAAATTCTCCAGATATTGCTTCTAGAAAATTATCTTATTATGAATATTTTTATGGCGCACAAGCTACTGGTTCAGTAGATAAAGATGCTGGTGCACCAGCTGCAGTTCCGCCAGCAGATGGAAGTTCACCGACTCCTGGACCATCTCAAGAAAGCATTAAGCGTGGAACTGATAATACAGGATTCCGAGATCCAAATGGAAAATATCCATTAAAAGATTATATTAATGAAGTAGACACTAATCGCCTTGCTCGTGGTATTATTGATGGTACAATTATTACTAGAAAAGATGCTAATCGTAGATTAGGTGTTTCATTGGCAAATGATATGGGTACATGGGATCAGCCATTATCTGCATATGGAGCAAAATATCCATTTAATAAAGTAATGGAAACTGAATCTGGACATATTCAAGAGTTTGATGATACTCCAGGACAAGAACGTATTCATACATATCACAGAGCAGGAACATATACCGAAATAGATCCAAATGGTTCACAGACCAATTATATTATTGGTGAGAATTTTACGATAATGGAACGTAATGGTTATATTCATGTTGGTGGTGATTGCAATTTAACTGTTGAAGGTAATGCTAATATTTACGCAAAGACAGACGCTAATATTCAAGTAGAACAAAATGCTACTGTCGCAGTTGGTAATAATCTACAAATTGGTGTTGCAAATAATTTAGATATTGCTGTTGGCGGCAATATTAAAATGAAAGCAGTAGGAACTTTAGATATTGCAGCTAGTAATATAACAACTAAGTCAACAAATAATTTATTATTCCAAGCTGGCCAAGGCGCAAGTATTAAATCAAATGCTCTTCAGTTACAATCATTAGGAGATATGAATATTCTTGCTGGTGGTACTATGAATATGGATTATGTTAAAGGTCAATTTGGTAATGGTGCATCTGGTGGACAAGATGTTGCTGATTTTACTTTAACTCCACCAATTGCTGGAAATCCAATTAATCCTACTGTTCCACAATTATTATCACCTGATCGTCAAACTGAGCAATTGGCAGCAGCGGAAACTCCAGAAGATTATTCAACACCAGAGGGCAGAAAGTTTAGTAATGATCAAGCGCAAACAAATGGTGTTCCAGTTCCTCCTCCTGTGGTTGCAGCAGAAACACCAGTAACTGCCACTGGTGGCAAAGATACAAAGATACCTGTAGATTGCAAAATTATTTACAATACTACAAACTTTACCAATGACTATACTATGTCCAAGAACTTTACTCTTGGCATGTTAATATCAGGTGGTTTAAATGGACCTCATAAACTTGTTGATCAATTATTAAAAGACAGTCCGAATTCACCAGAACGTGTATATACAGTTCAAGAAATTGTATGTAATCTTGCTATGTCTGCTCAAAATATTCTTGAACCATATCTCGATGTTCTTCCAGGTGGCATTAGTGGTTACGGTAAACAGTGGACAATTAGTTCAGGGTATCGTTTGAAGGGTGTTGTTAAATCAGAAAGTCCTACTTCAGATCACTGTAAAGGTCACTGTTTTGATATTGCGTTACTTAGTTCAGATAGATTTAATAAAACCTATGATTTGGTACAACAATTAGAACGAGCAGTGAATTATGATCAAATTATTTTAGAGTATCGTTTTAAAGATCA